TGTTGAAAAACTCGGTATCGAAAAGGAAGGTCTCAAGGAAGAGGACCCAAGATTGGTAATTCCTTTCTATGATGAAGATAAGAATTTAGTGGCCTTTCAGGGTCGAGCACTTGGTGAATCTAAGCTTAGATATATTACCATAAAGACCGACAACGACAACCACAAGTTGTTCGGCACAGACAGGATCAATCAGGAAGAGATAATTTATGTTGTGGAAGGTCCTATTGACTCCATGTTCTTAGAGAATGCCGTGGCCACTGCCGATTCAAATTTGATGGCTGCAGCCAAACACTTTGATAAGACAAAAATAGTTTTGGTGTACGACAACGAACCACGAAATAAAGAACTACATAAGCAGATGGACAAGGCTATTGAAGAACACTACAATGTGGTAATCTGGCCGGAAATGATTGAAGAAAAAGATGTAAATGATATGGTTTTGAATGGATTCTCACCTGACGAAATCCAAGATATCATAAGTAAACATACATTTGTGAATCTTAGAGCAAAAATGGAATTTATCAACTGGAAAAAGACTTGAATGGAGATTTTGTTATGAATGTAAAATTGATATCATACACACAGGGAGTAGACGGCAAGAATTTGTTGGAACAGGTTGCATATGCAGCCAGAGTCTCAAATCCTGCCAATCAAAATAATAGCGATACAGCTGAAAAGTTGGTTCGTTATCTTATCAAAAATCAACATTGGTCACCATTAGAGATGGTGAACATTTGTCTGGAGATAGAAACTACTAGAGATATTGCAAGGCAGATTTTGCGGCATCGTTCTTTTTCCTTTCAGGAATTCAGCCAGCGTTATGCTGTTGCGGACCTTGGTTGGGAATTAAAAGAAGCCAGATTACAAGATACTAAAAATAGACAAAACAGTATTGTGACTGACAACTTGGCCTTACAGGCCTGGTGGGAAACACAACAAAAAAGAGTTATAGATGCATCTCAAAGTGCATATGATTGGGCCATTCAAAATGGCATAGCAAAAGAACAAGCGAGGGCAGTGCTGCCGGAGGGTATAACAGTTTCTCGCTTATACATGAACGGAACGCTTCGTAGTTGGGTTCACTACATACAACTCCGCAGTGAAAAGGGAACACAAAAAGAACATCGTGATGTTGCATTGGCTTGTGCCTTGGTCATCGAACCAGTTTTTCCAATGATTAAGGAGTATATCAATGAACAGTAAAAATGATGTTGAAACTTTTATGATTGCTTGTGGTCAAACACAAAAAGATTTTGGACCACAAGCAGAATTATATGTTGACTTAATCGTTGAAGAATTCAAAGAACTTGTGACAGCATACGGCAATAGGGACAAAGTGGAAATTGCTGATGCTTGTGCAGATTTGAAATGGGTGATTGANGGGCTAGAATATTCTTTAAATATTCCACAACAAGAAGTGTGGGATGAGGTGTCTAGAAGCAATCTAGCCAAAATCAGCCCTAGCGGTAAAGTAGAAAAAAGAAAAGACGGTAAAGTGTTAAAACCAGAAGGTTGGACACCACCCAATATTAAAGCAATTATAAGAAAGTAAAAATATGGAATACATGGGTGTCAAAATAGACTTGGAAAAAGATAAACTATTTGATGAATTAGGAATAAAACGATTACAAGAATCGTACATGAAAGATGATGAAACCTCACCACAACAAAGATTTGCGTTTGTATCAAAAAGTTTTGGAAGTAATACTGAACACACTCAGCGCCTTTACGATTACGCCTCTAATCATTGGCTCAGTTATTCTACTCCAATTCTTTCTTTTGGTCGGTCTAAGCGTGGCATGCCTATTTCGTGCTTTCTTAACTACATTGAAGATACTGCGGAGGGTTTAGTTGAAAACTTATCTGAAACCAATTGGCTTAGTATGTACGGCGGCGGAGTGGGTATTGGCTTCGGCATTAGGTCTGCTGATGACAAGTCTACTGGTGTTATGCCTCACCTTAAAATTTACGATGCATCTTCTTTGGCTTATCGTCAAGGCCGGACTCGCCGTGGTTCTTATGCCGCTTATCTTGATATATCTCACCCNGATATTATTCCGTTCCTAGAAATGCGTAAACCAACAGGNGACCAAAATGTTCGTTGCCTGAATTTACATCATGGTATTAATATCACTGATGACTTCATGTCACTTATTGAAAAATGTATGTTGGATCCTGAAGCGGACGATAGTTGGCAACTAAGAGATCCACACTCTGGTGAAGCGAGAGAAGTGGTGTCAGCAAAACATCTGTGGCAACAAATTCTTGAAATGCGTATGCACACCGGTGAACCATACATTCACTATATTGATACAAGCAATAGAATGTTGCCACAATTTTTAAAAGACAAAGGATTGAAAGTGCATCAATCAAATCTTTGTTCAGAAATTATTTTACCAACTAATGAACAACGTACCGCAGTGTGTTGTTTGTCCTCTTTAAATTTGGAACACTATGATGAATGGAAAGACCATCCTACTTTTCTTCGTGATGTTGCTGAAATGCTTGACAATGTTCTTCAGTATTTTATTGATAATGCTCCTTCCACCATTCAGCGTGCAAAGTATTCTGCCAGTCGTGAGCGCAGCATTGGTGTCGGTGCTTTGGGTTTCCATGCTTATCTACAACGGAAGGGTGTCGCATTTGAAGGTGTGATGGCCAAAGTNNCAAACAATCAAATGTTCAAACAAATTAGAAAGGGATTAGATGAAGCTAATATCAGTTTGGGAAAAGANCGTGGNGAAGCTCCAGATGCTGTTGGCAGCGGTCAACGTTTCAGTCATCTTATGGCTATTGCTCCAAATGCTTCTTCGTCTATCATTATGGGAAATACTAGCCCTAGTATCGAACCTTATCGTGCTAATGCTTATCGTCAGGACACGTTATCTGGCGCATTTCTAAACAAGAATCGTTGGCTAGATATAATTATCAAAGGTCTAACACAAACAGAGGAAGAATATAATGATATTTGGTCATCAATTATTGCAAATGATGGTTCAGTTCAACATTTGAATATTCTTGATGAAAATCAAAAAGCAGTATTCAAAACATCCATGGAAATTGACCAACGATGGGTTATTGAATTGGCTGCTGATCGTCAACAATATATCGACCAAGCACAATCATTAAATTTGTTTTTCCGTCCTGATGCACATATCAAGTACATTCATGCAATTCATTTTATGGCATGGAAAAAAGGATTGAAAACACTTTACTATTGCCGTTCAGAAAAGATTGGTAAGGCAGATAAAGTCTCTAAGAAAATTGAACGTCAAGTAATTAAAGAATTGGACATGATTCAAGTAGCACAAGGAAATGATTGCATTGCCTGTGAGGGTTGAATGAAACCTACTATAGCATTGTTTATATATGATCCAAAATGTTCAGTGCAAAGTGGTAATGGAATCATCAAGGCTTTAGGTTCACACTATAATTTTAAAATATTTTCAAAGAATGAACTAGAAGATGATTTCTTTGATGATGTGCAAATGATTGCTGTACCGGGTGGCTTTGGTGATTCTGATTCATATGATAGATTATTTAATTACAATGCATATCGTGTAAAAGAATTTGTGAAGAATGGTGGGCATTATCTTGGTATTTGTATGGGTGCATATTGGGCAGGTAAACACTACCTCAATATACTAGACAACGTAGAAGTTGAACAATATATAAAAAGACCAAACACAGATACACGGCGACCCCATGCAAAGAACATGCCTATCGTATGGAATGGCATTGATGATAACATGTTCTTTTATGATGGGTGTGCATTTGGACCAGGACAGTATGATATCATTGCAAAGTATATGAATGATGATCCGATGGCTATTATACAAGGTAGAATTGGTCTGATTGGTTGTCATCCCGAAAGCCAATCACATTGGTATGAAAGTTATAGTTGGATGAAAGGTAAGTATCATAATGGTAAACACCACATACAACTACTAGAGTTTGTAAACGAATTAATGGAAAGATAATAAATGTCGCATATTGTCGCTAATCTTCCACCAATAAAATGTTTTGTTCGTAAAGAATTTTTGTATGACTTTGAGAAAGGTCATGGAGAACTTGAACCTTGTTGGTGGATAAGTATTAAATCTTTAAGAGGTCAAGCATTTCGTATTGAATCATATCTAAACAATTATGGTGCATTATATGATAAATTACCTCTACATGCATATTGTTGGAAACCAATTGAAGGTGAACCACTACCATTAGATTATCTCCAGTTGTGGGATTGTTTATCATATGATATAACTGTTATTAAAAAAGCACAGTTACAATCAATGAAGTGTAAATTTAAATTAAAGAATGGAGATTGGCAGTATGGTGTTTATATGTTTACAGTTGATTCTGCTCATCCTGATTTTAACGTACTTGATACAGGGTTTAGTGAAGATATCGAGGACCACAAGTCTTATAATTTCATCATGTGTGATAATGGGCAGTTTGCTGCTCAGCCAAATAATCGATTAATTGTATTAGAGCCAAGTAGCAATCCAAAAGAATTGAAGATGCCAGATTTTAAGGTTGCCATGAAAAAATGGTCGGTCGAAACGGATTCAAAATGGGCATTAGGTGATACAAACACAGTAATGTACGAACAAGTAGAAAAGAAAGAAAAGAAATGAAAAAAATATTAAGATTTACCGCGTCATGGTGTGGGCCATGCAAATCATTAGCAATGAGTTTAGAAGAAGCAAACCTCGGTTTACCAATTGAAGTAATTGACATTGATATTCAATCTGACGTTGCAGTTGAATATGGTATTCGTGGTGTACCAACATTAGTGATGTTGGATGAAAACATCGAAGTTAACCGATTGGTTGGATCCAAAACCGTCACAGAATTAAAAGAGTGGGCAACAGTATGATTAAGAAAATCGAATCTAAACTTACGGATGAAAGAAACAGTTTCAAACCNTTCAATTATCCTTGGGCATATGATGCATGGTTGAAACACGAACAATCACATTGGTTGCATACAGAAGTTCCAATGTCNGAAGATGTTAAAGATTGGAAAAAGAAATTAACAACCGAAGAAAAACAATTTCTAACACACATCTTCCGTTTCTTTACACAAGGCGACATTGATGTTGCTGGTGGATATGTTAAGAATTATTTGCCATATTTTCCACAACCAGAAGTGCGTATGATGTTGTTAGGTTTTGCTGCAAGAGAAGCATTACACGTTGCTGCTTACAGTCACTTAATTGAAACTTTAGGTTTACCTGAAGCCACATACAACCAATTTTCAGACTATCAAGAAATGAAAGACAAACACGATTATGTGTTGGACATTTCTTCTAAAAATGGTAATGCAGCTTCAACTGCAACTCATATCGCCGTGTTCAGTGCTTTCACCGAAGGTATGCAGTTATTCTCTTCTTTCATTATGTTGCTTAACTTTCCACGTACAGGTAAAATGAAAGGTATGGGACAAATCGTTACTTGGTCTATTGTTGATGAAACACAACATGCTGAGTCTATGATTAAATTATTCCGAACCTATATAGAAGAAAACAAAGAGATATGGAATGATGAACTCAAAGGTCGTATCTATACTATTGCAGAAAAAATGGTTGAACTAGAAGATAAATTTATCAACCTTGCTTTTTCAATGGGTGCTATGGAAGGACTTTCTAGTGAAGATGTTAAAAAATATATTCGTTATATTGCCGATAGACGCCTCATATCTCTTGGTCTTAAAGGCATTTTTAAAGTGAAGAAAAATCCATTACCTTGGGTAGAGGAAATGATTAACGCACCAACACATACAAACTTTTTCGAGAACCGTGCAACCGATTATGCAAAAGGTGCATTGTCTGGAAATTGGGGTGATGTGTGGGCAAACTAAAGGAAAACATATGACAACAAAAACAATAACAGCAGAGTGTAGTAGTTGTGAATCCAGCTATGATGTAATTTATATGCAAGAACTTGTATCAGAAGAATTACCCGAGTTTTGCCCATTTTGTGGTGAAACCATTGATTCATTATCCGAAGAAGAATATATAGAGGATGATGAACTCAATGATGATAATGAAAAATGGGACTAAACTGGATACATAAAGATAAAGATTTTACAGAAGATTTAATTGGTGAGTATTATGGATTCGTGTATCTTATAACCAACAATGTAACAAATAAAAAATACATTGGTAAGAAATTCTTTTACTCCTCAAAAACCAGACAAGTAAAAGGTAAG